AGAGGCAGGATGCCCAACCGGCATGCACAGGCCGGGCACTGCTCTGGAGAGTCGCCAATCGCATCACAATCGGCGCATAGGTAGGCATTGCGCAGGTTAACGTGCATGGGCCACCATCCAGTGGGCCAGGAGCATGATGGGGTGATGCCACTCCCACAGGCCCCAGATTACGAGTACTGCCAGGACCTCAAAGGCCAGCGCGTTGCGGATGCCAGTGAAGAAAGCAATGCCGTCGTCGTTCCGCAACTCGCTTACGTTCGGCCCTTCGCCGAGGACGTTGGCATGTGGATATTCGGGAGCGTGATAACGCCCCTTGGCATCGAATCCGCAATTGCTCATGACTTCGTTCGTGATCCGTTCTGTTTCGGTCATCTCAAGACCCCTTTCTGTGAACAGTATTATTAAATCACCACGCGCACGGTTTATCAACATAAATCTTTCGCGGTTATTAAACTTTTCTGTTGACATGCGCACTAGGGGTGCTATTCTCGGTTTATCAACTAATTGGTTGTTGGTAATCAACCACATAAGGAGCAGAAATGGACATCTACGGACGTTGGGACTGGCGCATTCTGGCTGTGCTGATTATCGGCGGATTGATTGCAGGGTGGCTGATAGGCTGAAGCTACTACTCAAACGCAGTCGCAACCGAGCCCGGCGGTATATCCCGGCACAGGGAAAGTTACGCTTTATAGCTTCCCGCTCTGAAGAGTCTCCCAACGAATCGGTCGGCCATCCTCGAAAATCAGGATGAACCGGCCGTAAAACTTTTCAGGGAGAATCGGCCTCAATACCATGGCGGCGCGCAGGATCGATTCAGCCGTCACCGGCATAGACTTCAGGGCTGACTCCTCGTCAATTCTTATGCGTCCTGTTGCCGCCATCTATTCCTCTCCCTCTGATTCATCTTCGCCTTGAGATTCAGAATACCCTACACCGCACCGATCATTCGGGTGAATGGGCGTGCAATCGTCGCCAGAAGGGAACGGCTCGTCTATTGGAATAAGGCCAGCTTCGATGTTCCTCATGCACTCCTCGCACGCATCTCCTGAGCCTATCTGCTGCTTGAACTTCTGCCCTGTGCCCTTGGCCGCCTCGTGCTTGCCGTGGTTGTAGGCATACATACTTTCGGTCCTGCTGATGGTCAGAGCCCGTGCGGCGCTGAAATCCTCGCTCTGCAAGATGTTGTGCTGGAGTTCTGTCGTCGTCCATCCTTCGTCTACCGACTTGCTTATCAACTCTCGCAGGTTTTCGCGCGTCGTCTCTGTGATGGCGTAGCGGGCATCAGGATTATCAACGATCTCGCCCTTGTCTGTGATGCGCTTGCCCACCAGTTCCGCGCCACGCTCCCGAGCCATCTGCCGCGCCTGGTCCAAGACCTTGGTCCACATGTCGCTGTCTTCGACAATGCCGCGGTCAGTCAGGAACTCTGTGGCGCCAGCGACCGCATCGGTTTCAAGGTAGGGCGTCACCTCTGGAATCAGGTCGCCCCAGTCCACCAGAACGTCTATCGTGTCCTGATCTTCTGGCTTCTTCTTCGCGGCCTTCGCCAACTTCTCGACAGTGAGTCCTGCGGCCGCTTCTTTTCCCTTGCGCTTGAGGTAGGCCGCTAGTATCTGCTCCAGTGACTTCCCTGCTTTGCTAAAGGGCGGTCGGCTTCCGTCCCGGCCTCCTTTTGCGTGGGGGTGGGCTTGCTGGCATTCTTTCCGGGTCCTGATGCCCCGCCGGTGCCCCCCGGTGCGACTGGTGTAGGCAACGCGGTCTGAGCCGCCAGGACCGCCAAGGGCATCCATCCGGTGCCCGTCTTGACCATCGGCACGTCGCCGCCTTCTACCGCGTCCAAGCCGTCCCGGTCCCGTAGTTCGTTGATTGTTCTGGCACCGAGAGATGTATTGGCGATGTCGATAGTGGCCTGGTCAGTCGCCGCTACTTCCTCGTTCTGGTCGAACGCATGGCCGATGTCGTCCCATCCCCATCCGAGAAAAATCAGGCGCTCCATCAGGCTGGACCACCAGAGCATCTCCCCATTGAGTCCCTGGGCACGCATCTGCTCCTGAAGCTGCTCGGAGTTGGCGCGCGGCTCAGGCTCCTTGATGTAGGGCTTCGGGTCGGTCCTGAAGGCACGGCAAACGATGCGGGCCATCCACTCGTCATACTCGCTCTTGAGCAAGTCGCCGGCCGAGCCCTTCATCTCGAAAGGCTTGCCACCGCCGGGGATGAAACGCATCTTGGACTTGAGCTTGAGATTACCGCTCATCAGAGCATCGAACGTTCCTTGCCAGAGCGCAATCTGTTCTGCCGTGTTTCCTGACCAGCAAGCCTTACCATTGCGGCGAACGTAGAGTATCCCGTTCGGGACACTGACACATCCGATCATGCCCGAGTATTGCTCTGAGGCAACAGAGAAACGCCGCATTTTGCTATCGCTCATGCTCACGATATAGCTGACGTGGTTTGTATTCCCTTCCCTGTTTCCTTCAAACTTTAGTTTCCTGCCACGCCTATCGTCCTCGGCTATAGTCGCCGATTTCCCCGTTTTCTGTACCAACTCCTGCAATTGATCCGCCATTTTCCGGCTGGACGTGTAAATTACCGGAGCTGTCTTTGATCCATCTCCCAAAGCGTAGTAGCGAAGAAAAATCTCAATTTGGCGCGGGGTTGCATTCATGATCTCCGCTGGTACATATTTCTCGCTAGCGTGTCCAAACTTTGATAAATACCTGCCAAGCGGAGCGTTGCAGACAGTTATCGACTTCCAATTGTGGCTTGGGGACGCCCCTTTGATGTTGTTGACTAGTTCCCAGTATGCGTTGAATCCTTTACCGTCAACAACTTGAGCGATTCCAGCCACCCTTCCAGAGCAAGAGGTATACCCCTCAGCAAGCCACGCTCCCATGAAGGCGCAATACTGATCTCCGGTCATTTCAAGGGTGAATCCTCCACCCCTATTCGTTGTTTGGGAAAACACTCTTGTCTTGATCTCTTTCCCTTCGTTCCAGTTGGAAACAATGGGGATACGATCACCGTCGATGTGAGATTCAAGTAGCTCTTTCGCTAAAACGATGCGCTCCTTCCCGTTGCGCTTTGAAAGCAGGACGCGGTGCGGAGGATTTACCAAGCAATCAATCGACCGGGATTGGAGGTGGACCATCTCCCCGCTATATGGCTGTAGATTGATTCCGGTAGCCTTTTGCCATTGGAATTCCTTCGTTACTGGCTTGCGCGTGGCAAACTTATCAACTTCAATATCCACATTCGTAAATCGCTTCCATCCGTCCTGTGTGAGAACCTCCGTGTCGTCGCTGTAGCACCAGTTCTCCGGGCAGCATACCATCACGTCAGGACAGGTCCCTTCTGCCCAAAAATTCAACATGTACATCGTCTTGCGTACCTGCTGAGTTGCCTCCATCAGGATCTGCTCAACCTCGGAATTTCCAGACCAGCATGGCTTACCGTTGCGGCGCACGTAGACGATTCCATTGGGAACTGTGACGCAGTAGATGTTACCCTCGTAATCTATTTCTCTCGCTTTGACTGCCATTTGCTTTGAGTACCGGACAGTTACCGCGTAGGCGGTCCGGCATGAAGACATATAACTTTTCCCTTCGATATGAAATTCTTGATCCTGAGCCTCTTGTGCTATGCCAACTGCTGCCGAGTTCCCTGTTTTCTGAACCAATTCAACAATTCCATCAGCAAGCATCTTGCTCACGGTGGTGTATCGTACTCCAAATTTAGGCTGATCTCCCCTTCCCGAAATATTCGGCTTCGGATCGAATGAACCGTCACCGAGTCCGTAATAGCGAAGAAATATCTCTATCTGCCGAGATGTAGCATTCTTGATAAGTTCAGGGACGTACTTTTCGTGAGCGTGTCCAAATTTCCGGAAATGCTCTGTGATGGTGCGCCGCGCCAAAGTGAATGTACGTTTCCCGGTATGTCCTCCAATCCGATCAAATAGCGCTTTGTACTCTTTCCACCCCTTTGATTCTGGGCGCTGCGCAACTTCGATACCACCCTGAGACCGCAAATTCCCTTCTGCTATATACGCTCCCATTAGTGCGCAGTAATCGTCTCCCGAAATGCGCAACGTGGGGCATCCTCTCCGTGAGAACACCTGTTCCCCTACCTCTACCCCACTCCAATGTGAGGTGACGGGTATTTTCCTTTCATGGTTCAATCCCTTGGCCATATCGCGAGCAAGCATCACCTTTTCGCTGCGCTCTTTGCTCCTTAACTTGCACATACTAACCAACATCCGATGTTCCGGGGTAACCATCACATCCATAGAGCGAGAAGTAAAGTGCAGCATCTTACCGCTGTAGGGTGTGTCAATCTTTGCAATCGGAATCTGCCACTGGAATTCGCCCGATAAAGAGCGCGTAGCAACCTCTTCGCTCGGCTTTAGATCGCTAAACTTAACAAACCCTCTATTTTTGGTAAGTATTTCTGTTTCTGAGTCATAGCAGTATCCGAAGATTGGCATCTGAGCCCAACGGTGCCGCGGCATGTAGACAATCTCCCGCTCGGTGAAGTTGTCCATCGGGAGGCCCTTGACAATCTGGACGTAGGCCAGGGAAGGCCAGTCAGGGACGCGGCCGCGGTCGTCGATCTTCGGCACGATGGTGTTGCCGTCGATCACTTCCAGCGCGTAGGGCTTCGTGCCGGCCCTGTTCTTCCAGATGTAGACGGTGGCGGCATCAATGGTGTACCGCTCACGGAAGATCATCTCCATCCACTGCGGGTAGGGAATCTTCCGGTCTGGCATCTTGAAGAAGGCGTTCAGCTCTTTAATGCGCGGGTCGTCTTCCGAATTCACGCCTTTTGCCGGATTCTTCAAGATGAACTTCCACGGAAGACTCACCAGTTCGTCGACGCGCGCGCTCAGTTCATTGGCGATGATTCCCGAGCCACGCACGATACCCCGCAGCATTTCTCCAAGCACGATGTGCCGGTTGACGATCTCAAGGTTGTAGCCGGTGGGATAGTCCCACTCGCGGGCGTCCACAATAGACGGAGGGCCGAATGGCGCTACTGGCTGGTAGGGGCTGAAGCGGTTGCGCTCTTCGTCTACGTCGGGGATGAAGTCGGAGGGGAGTTGGCGGTCATCGGGGCCAGGGCGGTCGTTTTCAGGGTCCCGAACTGGAAGGGTAGGCCGAACGCCACCGCGATTCCTTGCGTTCAAGAGTCCATACCGCGGATTCAGGATCGTCATCGAACCGCCCATAGCGTCCGGCATCTTCTGCAATGCCTTATCGTTCAGCCGCTTGCCAAACACTGTATCGTCGTCAATCTCGGTCGGTTCATCCCACCAGGCCATGGTGTGTGCTCCCGTGGTCTAGTGTATCAACCGATAGGGATTCCAGTTCTTTTGTG